GTTACGAGGGACGCCGTAGGGATCAGTTTTTGAAGATCGGTCAGTGTGCTGTAAGCCATCGATGATCCTCTGTTTCGCTTGGTCTATTTGTCTGATTAAGGATCGCTTATCCCCGGAAGTTGCGATAATCCCGAATTCCTTCATGGCCATTTTCCGCAAGGTGCGCGGCTGGATCCTGGTCATTTCCCTCATGGACATGCGCCCCAGGGTTTCCCCCGGGACCACCTTCCTGATCGTGGTGCCTTTTGACGGCAGGGTTTTGATGTACCGGATGACCCCGCTTGGGAAAAGAGAGATAGCCGTATCCGCCGTCAGCGTGATCTCGTCACCGGCTATGAAGTACCGCGGGCCTAGCTTTATGCGACCCGCGGTAACGACATAGATATATCGCCCGGGGAAGATCACTTCTTGGTGTTCGTGATCAGGTAGCCAGCATCCGGCATGATGAACAGCGTGTCGTACATATCTGTACAGCGCACGTTGACGATCTTGCCGCCTTCCTCAATGAAAATATCCACATAGGGATACGGGGTAGGGGAGAAGCCGGGTTTGATCGTGTAGCCGAAACCGGGCTCGTCGAGGCTGGGGGTCGTGGTATCGGGAATGTAGCACAGCAGGGCGTTGTCGCTCCACAGGTCCACAAACTTGCCGTCGCTGTCCGTGGTCATGGACATACCGATCAGCACGCGCTTGAGATCATGGACGGCTGCAAGCAGGTCGGGCCGCACAACCTTGTCGTTGGTCAGCTTCATCTTGGCCGTGTAATCTCCGTGGAACTTGAGCAGCGCGTAGGTGGAGGCGCTCAGGATCAGCGTGTTGGGGTACATGCCGATGCACGAGCGGATCTGTTCGCGCCCCGCTTCAATATCCAGGGAGGGCGTGCCGGTAGATTCGCTCCAGCATGCCGTGGTCGCCAGCGCCTTGACATTGCTCACCGAATAATTCGATGCGTTCTGGACATCGTCGGCGACCACCTTCTCCAGCTCCAGCGCCAGGTTCCACTGGACCCGCGCCCGCTGGCGGTCCTGCAGGTTAAACAGGGCCTTGAGCGCCGCGTCGCCGGGGATGTTATTGAGCTCATTGAGCTCTCGCTGGTCCAGGGGCAGGACCAGATCGTGTTCCTCGCAGAAAAATGTTTTCCAGCTGTCGGGATCCATCTGGATGCGGTTGGATTTCGCGCCTCGCGCCCGCAGGGAGTTATAGATCTTGAAGGAGTCCTTGCTGAACGTGGGGATCTTCCCGCCCTTCAAGACGCTTTTGACCTCGGGGAACACCTGACTGCCGATAAGTCCCTGGGGCCTATAGCCGGATGCCAACGTGGTCAGGGGAACGCTGACGCCTTCGGTGATGGTATCAAAGAAATTCATGGTCGTTTTCCTCCTTTTGTGAGTATGCGCCGTCTATCCGGCCGTGGTTGTCGTGGTTGTCGTGGTTGTCGTCGTGGTTGCCGGGACAGACGACAGGATGTTCCCGCCGAGTCGAATTTCCACGAGCTGGCCGGCCGTAAGCTGCTCACGCATGACGATACCGGCGATGTATTTGCCCGCCGTGGCCAGGACAGCCTTGCCGAGGGCGTTGGTCATGACTTCGGCCTTGAGAGCCAGCGCCTCGCCGGCTTCCACCAGCGCGGTCCCGTCCGTGGTCACGGCAAACGACTTCGTTGTGTCCTGATCGGACTCGCCAGACACGCCCAGGACGAGCTGGCCCTGAACAGTAGCCTGTGCACCATCATAGCCAATGAAGCGCCGTTTGGTGATCGCACCACTGGCCACCAGCGTTTTCTTGAGCAAAGGGGTTTCGGTATGCAGAGACATGATTCAATCCTCCTTTTGGGGGTAGTTGTGGATTAGGCGGCGCAATATTTGGCGGCTGCTTCCTCGTAGGTCAGTTTGTGTTTGTCCGCGAACTCACGGATCTCCTTGTCGATTTGAACGCCCATCGGATCGATGGTCTTTTTCATGTCGGCAAACTGCACCGGCACTTCGTCGAGCTTCTCCGCATCCTTGACCCGACCGAATGTGGCGAAGGGCGTTGCGGGCTTGTGCGCCACCTGCCGCTTTTCCAGCCGCGCCTTCATCTTGGCGGACGGGATGACCACATTCTCGGAGAAGGTCATGCCTTCTTCGAACCTCAACAGGTCAGCGTATTCATCCACCAGGTCATCTTTCTCGGCAGCAAGCACCTTGCCTGCGGCCACCAGGCCCTCACAGAAAGTCACGAACCCGGCCTTTGCTGCCTCAAAGGCGAGGGTTTTGGCTTTGGCGGCGTCAGCCTCGGCCTGCGTTGCGGCGTCCTGGATAATTTTCGCGCGATCAGCCCTGATCTCCGCGAGCTCCGCCAGGGCTTCCGTGAACCGCTGGCCCTGTTCGGACACCACCCGCTCCAGGGTTTCCACTTTTAATTTCAATGCTTCCATGTCCTGTTCCTCCTTTTGGTCTGCGTAATTAGCTGGAGCCTCGTCGGGAATCCATGTTCCCATGGCATCGCCCTGCAATCGGGCGATCGCGTCCTTGTCGATGACCTTATCGGCAACCTCGAGGCCGAATTTGTCGATGAAAAAATCCCGGATTCCAGCCATAAGCCGCCCTACGATGGGCATGCGGTACTCGTCCGTCGCCCAGGCGAATTCATCGAATTCACTGTCGGAAAACTGCACTGGCGTCAGCCCCTTGACGGCAGGCGGGGTGGCGCCCAATAGGCCCACGTGGCGCAGTAGGTTATCGGGATACAAGGCAATGGAAATACGCTTGTATTCACCCCTCCGCACCGCGTCCACAATGCCGTCGCTGATCTGGTCAACGAAGGCCATTAACTTCTCGCCGGCGACCTTTAGGGTCTTGATCCACCCGTATGCGGGGTCGTCCGTGTCCGGATGCCCCAGGACAAAGGGCGCCTCGTGTGCATCCTGCTCGTTGTATCTCTTGGCGATCGCCACCAGATCGGCCTCTGTGTATGTCTTGGTCACGCCATTGGCGGATGTGTGTGTCCCTGCCTTAAACACTTCAATCCATGCGCTTTTCATTATTCGCCTCCCTGCGTTTGGTTCTGCTTCTCTTGTCGGAGATTGACGGTTTTGCTGTCGCTGGCGTTGGAGCCCGGGAATCCACTGGCCTGCAACTTGGACGGTTCGATGATCTCGTCAATGTCGCCGTCCTCCAGGTGGTATGTGCGGGTAAAGTAGTTTTTGGAAAATCGAACGCCGGCCCGGCTTAGGGATTCATCCCGTGTGGCCCGTTCCGTTTCGACTTCGTCGGCGTGATAGGCAACTGCATGCGGTCGCGGCGTTTCTATGTACCCGTTCCGGATCAGGATCAGGTTGATGATGTCATTCCAGATAGACCGCATCATGGTGATGTCGCGCTTCTGGATGTCGTCACGCACCGTCATGGCGCCCTTGGTTGCCGCGTAAGAGGCCTTGGCGCCGGAATCCGTGGAAAGGGTGTGGCCCAGGACGGTCTTGGAGATCTGTGAATCCATGAAATCACACAGGATCTTGAATCCCTCGGCGCCGTTGCCGCCGCGATTCTTGGACTCCAGGATCTCCACAGAGCGGTTGCCGTTGACGGCGATCACCGCGTCCTGCACCAATGCTTTCAGTTGGTCGGTGAATGTGGTCAGGTCTGTTTCGGTGCCGCCCTGCTCGATCTTGCCCATGACCCAGGGTGTCCCGAACCGCTCCATGTAGTTCAGCCAGAATTCCAGCCCCGCCCGCTTAAAGACGATCGGCCAGAAGCAACGGCTCGCAACTCCGCGGCCGTAGGGGTTTTCAAAGGATGGTTTGATGCGCGGACAAATCAGCGTCCAGGGATCCGGCGCCGGCTCGCCGTCGATGGGGTGCTCCCGGGACAAAAAGCGCAGCTCGGGGACGCCGGAAGCATTGATATGCCAATGGAACCACTCCGGCGGTTTGGGGGTGATGGACACCGGCAGCCAGAGGCCATAAGTATAATCCCACGTCAGTTCCGCCGGCTGGTATCCCCAGTAGATCACGTCCAGCAGGTTGGATGACAGTTCATCGCGGGAGAGGTCCTCGACGGCCATCTTCCGTTCGATGATCGAAAAGAACCATTTTTCTATGATGTTATAGAGACGGACGGGGCAGTCGCCTCGTTCGATGCGCCAGTCGTGGGAAAGGGTGGCAGATTCCCTTGATTCCAGGGTGGCGGCAAGGTGGGCGTCAGATAAAAGCTCGCGATACAGAACGAGGGACTGCCCGCGTTTCTGGAGAACCCGGTCGGGGTTGGGCAGTCTTTGGTTGACGATCTGCCAGGCGCCGAAAGTGGAGGTAAAGGTATAGCGTTGTTTCCGATAGGCGGTGATTTGCGCTTCTGCAGAATTACTTTTGCGGGTGCGGACTTTGACTTCCGCTGCTGCGGCGGGTGCCGCAGCTTTGGAGGCTGGCTTTTTTGACGTTGCCATAGTTGAGCATCCAGCGTGAACGTGAGCGTGTTACCAACATGAGTACGAGATTCCGCTTCAACTGGCGCCTATGATCTGGGTGTGCACAAGCAATGTCAAGCATTTTTTTAACAAAAAAATATATTTTACAAGTAATGGATTTTGTTATGAAAATATTTTTACATCATATCACGGAAGCCATTAAGGAGTTGCGTTGTTCGCCTTTTTACGCCGGATTGTATGTGACCGCCAATGGCCATCGTCATAATGTATGCCAGCGCCTGGCTCATGGTATCGATGTCGTCTTTCCACATCGCGTTGGGGAACATCGCGGCATTCTCGATCATCTCGTCGACCCATGCCGTTTTCTCCGAGGTGGCCGGCACCCACACCCGCCCCGCTTCATGCCACGGCGAGACCGCCTGTGCCCGGATCACCTTGTCCAGATCCGGGTAGACGCCGATCACCGGCATACTTGTCTCTTGCTGGAGCGATTGCAACAGCGCCTGGCCGGAATCCCGGTCCTCGATCAACACAACATTCGGGCGGTGCGTCATATACTGGATCTCCGCCTGGCGCCGCAGCTGCGGATACTCAACCCTGTCCCGCCACCTGGCCAGCAGCACGGCCCCCATGTCGCTGACCCCCCAGGTCTGGCACACGGAATACGCCGCGTTGAGGTTTTTCTTGGATGCCGTGTCCCAGGACTGGAGCACAAAATGGCATTTCGGCGGGATCCGGTACCGCTTCCAGTTCTCCCGCTTGAAAATCGTACCCTCCGCCGGCGCCGGGCGTTGCTGGAACAGCGCCGCCCACATCATCGCCGACAGGTTCGTCTTGATGCGATTCAGCGCGTTGATGTCGTACCGCTCCGGGCACAGCGGATCCCCGAGCATCCGGCCCACCGGGTCGTCATCCTCCTCCGCAATGGCCGGGATCCTGATATGGAACCAGCCGTCCGACGGCTTCTCGCGCTTCAAATACCCAATTAAATCATCCTCATGCCATCGGGTATTATGGCTAACTAACTGATTTGCAATGAAATTTTCTGTTTCTGCGATCTGAACATCAAATACATCCTCCGTTCCCGCGTAGGTGATTGATTCGATTTTCTCCAGGACGAAGCTGGAGGTATCGGATGGCTTCTTCAAGCACTTCAATGGTGGCAAATCGCTTACAGAGCAAGTTGCAGTCGTTGCACAGGAGCCCCCTGACTTCTTTAGTTCCATGGCAGTGATCGACACACAATACCTCTCTCCATCTTGCGGGGTTGTTCGCCGCCGAAGCATGGCGTTTGCAGATCGCACAACACCCACCTTGCGCAGCATACATTTGATCATATTGCTCCAATGTGATGCCATAACGATATTTAAGTTTGTTCTTAAAGTGCGATAAAGCATTATGGGATGGCGGATAAACTTTATCAGCCCACCGTTTTGCGTTATAGTGGTGAGTACAGTATCCTCTGCACTTAGCAGGCTTGTCGCATCCTTCCGCATTGCAAGTTTTACCTTTCCATTTACCCCATTGACCCGGTAAATTTCGTGACCCGGGCGTAAGTCTTTCACTCGTATCCATTTTTTAACTCCACGGTCGTTTATTAGGAATGGATGTCTTTGATTTGCTTTAACAATTATACCAGAAGTCGTCTTAATTGTAAAGACTTTATCAAGACCATTATTGACCCAATTCACTACATTTGATTCTGCAAGTCGGCCATCTTTATATGTTGCCACCATATCGCCAGGACGAATATCTTTTAGGTCTTTTTCCGTACCATCGGCCATCAATACGGGTGTATCGCCGGCCATGCAATGCAAGACCACTATCGTCGCGCCCGGCTCCAGCCGCGTGTAGAGCGTGGAATCGAACCAGTCCTGTATGGTTTTCCGGATCGTTTCGGATTGCGCCTCCTGCCAGTTTTTATGGGGGTCGTCACACAGGATCAGATCCCCGCCCTTGCCTGTGATCGGCCCCCCGACGCCGGCCGTAACCATGCCGCCACCCACCGACGTCGCCCAGTTGTTCGCGGCCGTCGAGTCGTCAGACAGAAACAGCCCTACCCGGTGCCCGCATTCAGCAACAATATTCCGGACGCGCCGCCCCCAGGTCGCGGCAAAGTTTGCCTCGTAGGTTGTCAGGATCACCCGCTTGCCGGGCCAGTTGGCTAAAAACCAGGTCGGCACCCATTGCGACAAAAACCACGACTTCCCGTGGCGGGGCGGGACTGATATCGCGATCCGCCCCCCTCCCATGGCGATCGCCATGGCGATCACGTGGCTGATCATCACCAGATACTTGAACGCGATCCATGCTCCCTCCGACATGATCGCCGCGAAGGTATGCGGCAGTAGCTTCCACAAGTCGCCGGGCATCTGCTCGGCAAACCTGTCATAACCCATCGATATCGTAGCGCTTTGGCTCGGCCCCAAGATCAGCTTCTTCGCATCCGTCGGCGGGAGCTTCGCTTTCGCCAGCCGCTTGTTTTCGGATTCCCTGACCGCGTGCGTCTTTGCCCTTGTCCGGCGCCGTTCCATCAGCGCCTTGGTTTTTTTCTTGTCCTCCGCCAGCTGTAATTTGCGCTGTTCGCGCGAGCCCAGCTTTTCCAGTACCTTCGCCTCCATGTGCCGCCTCCAGGAATTTCGTTGTCATCTTCGCCAGGTTCTCGTCAAACCGCAGCCGGTCCTTGTCGTCGCCGGTCAGCACGATCTTGTAGTCGAACAACCCCTCGGCCAGATGCTCGATCGCCCGGCGCTTCACCGGATCAGCCAAAACCAGGTTGATCTGTGTCTGCGAAACCCGGGGCGCGCCCTTCGGCTTGTCGTCGCGGTCCTCCAGCTCTTTCAGGATCTCAAACAACCGGTCCAGCGCCACCTGCTTGCTGTGCAGCTTGATCTTGATCGTCTTGCCCGCCTTCGTTGTTGTTTCAATGATTTCCAGGATCCCGGCCTTTTGCGCCCGGGTCAGGCTCTTGGATGACTTGAACTTTGTGAACCCGGCGTCCGTCCACTCCACATAGTCGTCGATGTTCGCGAACGCGATGGACCGGTATTCATCCACGATCTGGTCCAGCGACATCCCGATCCGGGACAGGACGCTTTCCTTGAGGAGATTGATGTAGGCCACAATGTAATCGCGCGACATGAGATCTTCAAGCATGGCGTTATGCGACTTCATGACCGTGCCGCCGCGATGCCCGGTCGCCCGGGTGTACCCGGCTTCCTTGAGCGCAAGATGAAAATCAAAATGCGCGACATACCGCTCGCAGAATTTACGCTCCTGGGGCGTCAGCTTTAAGAGCGTAAGCCGTTCCCTGCGCGCCAGATCCACGAGGTCCATATTAACCGGCCTGTCGGTGCGTTCTTCCATTGGCTGCCTCCAATTATTTTGTTGTTGTTGTTGTTTTATGCTTGACAATAAAGAAAAAGTCAAGTACATTCTATGCGCTGATTGTCCTGACTCACTCCTTTTGGTAAAAGGGGCGTCCCCTCACCGGGTCGCCCCTTTTTTCTGCGCTGAACGCCGGATCGCTATGCAGTAATTGTGCCATCGTGTTTTCACTCAAAATGAGCCTGGCCATTATGTTGGAACGTCCCTATAATCATAGCGTTAAGTGTGTTGCGGGAGGCTCATAATGGCGACGGGCAGGGCAGGGGGGGTGATGGCATTATTGACGATACTGAATGATTCCAGGGGCTTGGGCGTCAATCGGCCGTTTTCATAATGATCATAATGATCAAATCGCAGAATCACCATTATGAAAAATCAGTAATCATTCCCTGTACATAGGAAATTTTAACCCCGGAAAACACCCCCTTACGTAAGGCCAAAAAAATGGATATAAAATGACACTTTTTAAGACTATATTCACCACATATTGTCATTATCATCATTAAGACAAATATTCTCCACAGTTATGGTCATTAAGTTTATCATTATGGTCATTATCTGGCCATTATTGCTATTACCCCTATAAGCCGAACAGTCATAGAAACTCGTTTTTACACTCCTTATATAGGGGGTGTGGAAAGAGAGGTTTTATGTATAATATCATGTATTTAGGATATTATGGGATTAAAGGGCGATAATCGGGATAAAAAGAGATAATTCCTTAAATTTCCGATATTTACAGAAAAAATGGTGCGTTTCGTAGAGGGGGTGCCCCCCTACTTAAAGAGTCTGCGGATATTTCACCCGGCCCGGGTAGGGGGGCTTCCCGCGTCATGCGGTCGTGCACCGGCTCGAAGCTCGCCGGNNCGCCGCTCACCTCGTCGCACGTTGCCACCCAGCCCCGACCATCATGAGTGGATGGCCCCTCGCTGCGCTCGGCTGGGCGTCGACGCCCATCGACTCCGGGTGGATGGCCCCTCGCTGCGCTCGGTTCGGCGTCTCGGGGATTCGCTCGCAGCGCTCGCTCACTCTATATGGAGCGCTCGGCCCCCTCGCTGCGCAGCGCTCCGCTCGCAGCCCTCTGTGTGTCGCATCATTACTTGTGCGGATCGGGGCTTCGCCATGCCCTGCTCGCGACACATGCTGCCGCATAGCCGCTTCGCCTGGCATGACTGCGCCCCGGTTCTTCGCATTGCTCCGCTCCGCATGTCATGCATCATGCAGAGAACCGCGCATGATGCCCGCCATGCTCCGCTTCGCCGTGCCCGGCATGCAGATCCTCGACACCATGATCAGTGCCGCTATGCATGTAGCACAGGGTTCGCCGGATCATTGTGCTTTGCATGGGGGGCTTTGGTCGTAAACCTTAAAGTAATGGTTCAGGGTTCGCGGGGGGTGGATAGAAAGTATCCAGTTCGCCGTATTTAGTGTCCATATTTGGACACATGGGGTACCTACATTTTTTGGAGATTACCCCACCTTCCAGCCTCCTTGATTCCCACCCCGCCCCCTATATATCTGGATTCACTGTTCTTTGTGATCCCCTAC